GTAAATGGATGACGAATGCTAAAGGCGTTGAATTACAAGCGGAAATTAACTACGAAGATATCGTTCGCTCCGGCACTCGCGCAGTTGGTAAAAAAGCGACGACGATTGAATATACAGGCACAATTACGAATTACAAAGTTACGCATGAACTAATCAAAGCAATCTCGCAAATTACAAACGACGCAAAAGGAGCCTTTGTTACGGAGCTGCTGTTCGGAATTAATGATCCGGAAAGCCCTGAATCAAAGGCTTATATTCGTGTGAAAGGCGTTCAATTCAATACGATTCCGATTTTGAACTACGAAGTCGGCTCAATCGTTGAAGAAGAACTTCCGTTCACATTCACTCGATTCATGTACGTATAAGACACGGCGGGCTTCGGCTCGCTTTTAAATTCGAAAGCAACCGAAAGGATGATTATAGATGGCAACGAACAAACCTAACGCATTAGAGGCATTATTGAGCGCAAACCCAGACGTACAAGATACGGTTTATATTAAACGATTGGACGCAGATTTCATCGTTAAAGCGCTAGACCAGGACGTATTTGAACAGGCGCAAGAAGAAGCTACGTATGACGGTGAGTTAAAACAGAAGGAACTTAACAACTTAATTATCGCCAGAAGCTGCGTTGAACCTAACTTCGACGATGCGACATTACTTAAACATTACGGAGCTGCTGAAGCGAGCGACTGCGTTAACAAAGCGCTTAAAGTTGGCGAAATCGCTAAAGTAGTCGAGAAAATTATGGACATCAGCGGATTTGATACAACCCTAGCGCAAGCAAAAAAATAATTAGGGACAGTGACGAAGCGTGGACGATTCACGTAATTTCGCAGCATTACAACATTCCGATGCATGAGATTTATACGTGGACTAAGAAGCAACGCCTAATGAGCTACGCGTCGATTGCTGTCCGTAACGAAGACGAAGAGAAAGCGAGAAAAGAGGCAGAGAGGAGGTCGAAATAATTGGCGTATGATTTAACCGCAGTCTTAACGCTTAGAGATAACATGTCTCGTGGTTTACGTGGCGTAATGAACTCGCTTCGAAACTCGCAACGAGCGGCGGATACTTTTCGCGATTCCAACGGAAGACTACGAGATTCGATGGGACGATTCGCAAGGTCAACGCACGGAGCATCGAGTAGCTTATCCAGTTTTAGTGGTAGCGCAGGTTCGGCGCTGAAAAGTATCGGGGCACTTTCCGCAGGAGTAATAACGGCAGCAGGCGCTTATAAAACGTTACAAGCTACCGTCGGGGAAGCGATGAAAATGGAGCAGTCGCAAGTAACTATCGATGCAATGTTCGACGATAAGAAACTTTCGAAACAATACCAAGACATGCTAAATTCCTTTGCAATTAAATCGCCCGTTTTAGATTCGTCTGAAATGTATTCGAATTCTAAGTCGTTTATCTCGCAAACAAAAGACGTCAAACAACTCGAAAAGATTTGGAACTTAACGGAACGATTACTCGCAGTAGATCCGAAACAAGGTGTAGAAGGCGCGGTAATGGCAATGAAAGAATTAATGAGTGGCGATACGCAGTCGATGGTTGAGCGATTCGAAATGCCACGTAAAGCATTGAACGACATCAAGAACCTTCCGTTAGATCAGCAGTTAAAAGAACTCGATAAACTATATAACAAAATGGGTATGACGAATAAACTCGTAACCGCGATGGGTAGTACGTCGTTAGGTTACATTACGCAGATTAAAGAAGCTCTATCGATGAAATTCCGAGCAGTCGGTTTCGAGGCGTTGAAGTCGCTAAAACCGATTATCGTTGATATTAAAAACGCGGTCAGTGACGGAGCACTAGACGGATTTTTCAAGTCGATGGGTACAGCGTTCGCGTTCCTGGGCGCTGAAGCAGCGAAGTTCTCTGATTACATCAAAACGAACTGGCCTACGATTAAAGCGAATTTCCAATCGACGCAATCATTGTTGGCACCGGTTGGGGATGCGTTAAAGTTCATGTATGACAAAGCGAAACAGGTCGGCGACTTTATCGTTCAAAACTGGACACTTGTACAAGAAACGATTGTCGGCGTAACGACTGCAGTAGTTGTTTTCCGCGGAGCAATGGCAGCACTAACGATTATTCAAACGATTAATACGTTAATGGCAGCATATCGAGCCGGAACGTTACTCGCAACCGCAGCGCAAATGGGATTCAACGTCGCTTTACTCGCCAACCCTATCGGACTTGTAATCGCAGCAATCGCGGCATTAGTAGCTATCGGCGTAGTTTTATACCGAAACTGGGATACGGTAAAAGCTAAAGCACAGCAACTGTGGGCTAAATTCGGAAGTCTTATTACGAAGATACTGGCATTCTCCGGAC